ACAAATGAACCGGAAGATTCGAAGAAGCGCGCTGGACAAATATTCCACGCAATTCAGGTCCGCGTCGGGCCAACAATTCAGAAGATCAGAATACAGCCCGTTTGATGTCATGCATTCAAAAATAATGGCACAACAAAACAGGGCAGAAAGATATATTGACTATGAGCAGATGGAATATATGCCCGAAATTGCATCTGCTATGGATATTTATGCAGATGAGATGACGACTCATTCAGCATTATCTCCCATGTTGCACGTTGAGTGTTCAAACGAAGAAATTAAATCTATTTTGAGGTCATTATACGAAAATATTTTAAATATTAATCACAATCTCTATGGCTGGTGCCGATCTATGTGCAAATTCGGAGATTTTATTCTTTATCTCGACATTGACGAGAGAATTGGAATTAAATCCGTAATTCCCATCCCACTTAAAGAGGTGGAGAGAATGGAGGGAGAAGATCCAACAAATCCCAATTATGTCCAGTACCAGTGGAATTCTGCCGGTATGACTTTTGAAAATTGGCAAATTGCTCACTTTAGAGTATTGGGAAATGACAAGTACTCCCCGTATGGTACTTCGGTTCTTGAGTCTGGAAGGAGAATTTGGAGACAATTGACACTAATGGAAGACGCAATGATGGCTTATCGCATCGTTCGCTCTGCTGAGCGCCGCGTTTTTTATATTGATGTGGGTAACATCGCTCCGCAAGATGTCGAAACCTTTGTCCAGAAAACAATTACTTCCATGAAGAGAAATCAAGTAGTTGATGCCAATACGGGCCGCGTCGACTTACGTTATAATCCGCTTTCGGTAGAAGAGGACTATTTCATTCCAGTTCGCGGCGGTGAATCATCAAAAATCGAAACATTGCAGGGTGGACAGTTCACTGGAGACATTGATGATGTTAAATATCTTAGAGATAAACTCTTTGCTGCACTGAAAATTCCGTCCGCATACCTCTCAAGTGATTCGGAGGGGGGAGCTAACGAGGATAAAACAACTTTAGCACAAAAAGACGTAAGATTTGCACGGACAATCCAGAGGTTGCAGCGCGCCGTTATCGCAGAACTTGAAAAAATAGGAATTGTCCACCTCTATACGCTTGGTTTCAGGGGTGACGATCTTGTTGGTTTCAGGTTGAAGCTAAATAATCCCTCCAAGATAGCAGAAATGCAGGAATTAGAGCACTGGAAAATTAAATTTGATATTGCGGGGGGTGCAACGGAGAATTTCTTTAGCCGTCGCTGGATTGCTCAAAATATTTTTAATTTATCGGAAGAGGAATTTGTCAGAAATCAAAGAGAAATGTTTCACGACAGAACGTATGAGGCAGAATTGAATGCAGCCGCCGAATCCGCCGGCGAACAGGCCGCCGCCAGTTTGGGTGGGGACCTCGGACTCGGTTCTGATGAAATGGGAGATTTGGGTGATGATATGGGTGGAGATGATTTTGATCTCGGTGGAGAGGATCTCGGTGGAGAGGATCTCGGAGGAGAGGGTCCCGGCGACGATGACGAAGGTGCCCTCTTGGCAGCTCCGGCAAAAAGAGATGATCGCTCAAGAAAACACACAAAAAGATCTCTCTCCAAGAAAGCTAAGGGAAAGAAATACGTTTCTAAAAAATTTAGAGGCGGAGACAGCCGCCCCGGCCGTCAACACAATTATTCAGCCAGGGCCATACCAAAACAAAAAGATATTACCCCAGGAATGTCCGATTTAATGGGTCTTTCTAGGGGTATTTACGAAGTTGGAGAGCCTACTTATAATAGCGAGGAAACATTGCTATTCGAGGCTAAATCAGAAATTCGTGATTTAATTGTAGAATTAGAAAATTCGGAGATTCAGATAAATGAAGATGAAACACAACAAAAAGCGTAATACAGCCTTTATTTTTGAGGCGCTAATAAGAGAATTGACAAAGTCAGTTATTGATAAAGATGATCATAAAAAGCGCACGATAATGACGCTGATAAGAGAGCACTTTAAGGGCAACACTACTTTGGCTAAAGATTTGGAAATTTATAAATCCATCCTTTATACTAAGAATGTAGATAAAAATACTGCCCAAAGAATTATTTTTGAATCAAGAATGCAGAAAAAGGGAATAAATCATAAACAGCTCTTCGAAGAGCAGAGTGCGATTATCAATAAGATAAATAAGAATGTATCCTCGGAGGTTTTTTCAAATTTTATTCCAAACTATAAAGATTTGGCAACAGTTTTCCAAATTTTCAATCCTAGGGTTAAAACAAGACAAAGAGTATTGCTGGAAAATCAAATGGTTAGCGGTATGATTAGTCAAGAAGAGAAGGATAGGGATTTATTAAAGCCAATTGATAATTTAACATATAAGACATTCGTTAAAAAATTCAATGAAAAATACTCAGGACAACTTTTAGAAGAGCAAAAACTTCTTTTAAGCAGATATATTGGGTCATTTTCGGATAATGGTGTTGAAATGAAAATTTTTTTAAATGAAGAAATACCAAGATTAAGAAGGGCGGTAACTGAATCTTTAAATTCGAGAGAGATAAAATCAGACGTAGAGATGTTCGAAAAAACAAAAAAAGTTTTAGAAATATTGGAATCAACATCAAAGCGAACTCTTGATAATAAATTTATTCACGAAATTCTAAAAATTCAGAATTTAGTTAAGGAATTACAATAAAATGCCAATTACAATTCAGGTCGGAGGCGCACATCTAGAAAAAACAGTTACTCTAGAATTAAAAGCTAGAAAATCTCTGGATGGGAATATTCTAATTTTTGATCACGAAGAAATGGATATTGTAATAATGCCGCAAAAGAGCAAAGTCGTAACTTTCGCTAAAAATGACTTTTCGGAAACAGTTTATGAGGCGCAAAGTCGTCTTTTTGAATTTCTAAAGAGGCGCGGAGTGGTTGATTACGAGTCCGTAAGGGGAGGTAGTGTTTATGGGTCTCTTGAGGGTCTAATTCCGACTCCGAAAGATGAGGGCATCAACGCTGTAGATTACACAATTTATGGAATTTATAAATTTTTAAAAGAAGAGCAACCATATTATGATTATATTGAAGACTATGAAAAGATGCTCGATGATTATTATACACACCCCACAGATAAAGACTCAACAGAGCTTGGAGAAGTTCCGCAGGCTGCAGAAAAGGGGTCAATCAAGCCGGGATACACTTATCAGCCATATTGGATGAGCTATATGCTTGAAGAACAAAAGAAGGACTAGTGAGCCTCCTCTATTTTATCCTAACAGCCTACGGCTTGACTCAACTTCTTTGTTACGGAAAAGTTTTTGCCAAGATAAGGCCAAGTGGTTATTTTTGGACTTGCCCTATGTGTGTGGGATTTTGGGTTGGTGTCTTTTTGTGCGGCGTTAATCCTTTTACCGAACTATTTACTTATGAACTAACGCCCGTGAATTTTTTAATTTGCGGCTGGCTAAGTTCAGGGACATCATATATACTAAACATGGTCTTTGACGACTGTGGCATCAAAATCCAAAACAAGGGAGGTGATTAAATGCTTAAAAGATATATGCTTCAAAACGTCCGCCGCTGCAAAAACGGTTGTTGACTACTTTTAGGGAGGGGAGAAAATGAGTAAAATTTTACTAAGAGAATACTACGCTCTCTGCGAAGGGGGCATCTGCCAAGATCTTCTGACAGAGGCAGAAAAGAGAGATATCACAGAAAATAATTCCATGTATCTTACTGGGTTAATGCAGCTAGCTGAGACTCCGAATGGTAATGGGAGAATTTATCCTATGCAAACTCTTATGAGAGAGATAAAAACATATCAAAAACTTGTCAAAGAGCGGCGCGCCCTGGGCGAGCTGGATCATCCAGACGATTCCGTTATTAATCTAAAAAATGCAAGCCACATGGTTACAAATATCTGGGCAGATGGCCCAAAAGTTATGGGAACAGTTAAAATTCTCGATACTCCATCCGGAGGGATTTTGAGATCCCTCGTTGAATCGGGAGTTCAATTGGGTATTTCTTAGCGAGGACTTGGTTCGGTCACAGAAGGACAACAGGGAACAATGGTCGAAGATGATTTTCAGCTTATTTGCTTTGATTTTGTCTCAGAGCCAAGCACGCCAAATGCATTTATGAATTTGCAGGAAGGCAAGCAATATAAAGAGCCAAACATTTTTACTAAAGCCGATAGGATTAATCGTGCCTTGAACAATATTTTGGATAATAAATGAAAAAACAAGAACTACAAAAAATTTTAAAACCCCTCATTAAGCAATGCATCAAAGAAGTCATTTTTGAAGAGGGAGTTTTGTCAAATTTAATCAAAGAGGTGGCAGTTGGTATTGGCTCCCAGCAAACGATTGTTGAAGCCAAGACGCCAGAGCCAGAACGCGACTTCTCAAGACAGCGAGTCGAGCTTCAAGAAGAGGCTCGGCAATCCATGAGTGCGAAAAAAAGAAAATTAGAAGAATCACTCGGTGGTGGTTTTGCGGGAATATTCGAAAACGTTGAACCCATCAAGAGGCCCGGATCCCCAGGCCAAAAAACAAGCAATGGCCCACTATCAAATTATTCTCCAGATGATCCCGGCGTTGATATAAGTGGAATTATGGCAATTGCCGGCGGAAACAATTGGAAAAACATGATTTAGTTTATTTTTTTGACTATTTATTGAGAGGGAAGAAATATGTCAAGATATAGGCCAAGTAGGAGTAGAATATCCGGGGACTCCACGATAGATGGAGATTTGGATGTCTCAAAAAATATTGAAGGCGTCCGCCGCTATTTGCTTGACGACGGAGGCGATGGTCTGGGCTACGGCGGAGAAGTTGGAGAAACACTCAACTTATATGTCGATTCTTCATCTGGAAGTGATAAAAATGATGGCCTAACCTCTGGTAGTGCCCTGAAAACACTAAAGAAGGTATTGGAAAGAATACCAACTGGAATTGAGCTTTACGATTCGGGGGGCACTTATCAGGCTGTTTCTGTCTACTGCGCACAGGGCGACTATACCCTTCCTTTAAATTTTCAAGCCCATAATGCCATCTTCTATGGTACAACATCAAGTCTTGACGCTGGCACCTGGACGACAGTTTCTTCCTCGAAAGCAGATGGCTCGATTATCGATGCAATTCTTGGGAGCACTTACGCAGAAGACGATTTGCGAGGCAGCCCGATTGAGATTGGGGACAATGGATTTTTACCTTTCCGAAAAGCTTGGATTTACGCAAACGAGGCTACATCTGGCCCTGCCACCAGACTTTATATCGCCCACTCTCAGGGTCCCACAAGCCTCCCAGGAACAAACACTCTTTCAATTAAGGGCCTTGGTACAAAATTCGTCATCCCACCCGATGCTGTAAACGGAAGCACATCAGATCCTAGTGTTCACTTTTCTTCAGAGTTGACATTTTGGGATATCGAGTTCGATGCAGATCCCGCAGCTGGCGCCGGAACCACTCTTTATAATAAGTGTGTTCAAAAGATCGTTTATAATGGCTGCAAGTTTGGTGCACCAGGCTCAATATTGAAGGCACTATCTGCCAACTTTGGAAGAGTTAATATAACAACATGTTATTCTCAAATGACAACTGCCCTAAACGGAGGAACGCAGGAGA